CTCCAAAAAGAAATTGAAAAGGGAAACATTTGATTGTAACAAAGTGTTTCGCAATCCCAAAGAGAATATTAAGTTTATAGATAGTCATATAAGATTGTGTTAGAATTTGAACACAATCAACAGGAGAACTAATGACCTATTCGCAATCCAGTGTCGAACCGCTTACAGATGAAGAATGGAAAGAACTTGTTGCCTTAAAAGAAGCTATCAACGAAAACCCAGCTTCTGTTCATCCAGAAAAAATGGAGCTGTTCACTGAGTTGCTTGTGAGATCTTGGGACGCAAAGTGTGATCCCCCTGACACGAAGGTTTGGCGTACTGGTCATCCGATGCAAGAGTGATATTGACTTATCATTAGATATGGTGTATGATTACACAAACGAGTATGAAATAGAACTCTAAATATTACGAACTACAACAAAACGAAATGAAATGAGATTTATAGTTTATTCTAAACCAGAGTGTCCTTATTGTTTCAAAGTTAAAAAAGTTTTAGAACTCTGTGGTAAAGATTATGTCGTCTACACTTTAGACGAACACTTTACCAGAAAAGAGTTTTATGCTGAGTTTGGAGAAGGTTCTACCTTCCCACAAGTTGTAGTTGATGATCAACATCTGGGTGGTTGCACTGATACTATCCAGTATTTGAAAGAACTTTCACTCATCTAATTATGGGAAAGCCTCGTGAGCTGTACATAAATAGAGGTGTGGAGTTATTGTTAAGAAAAAGGAGGAGAGAACCTGAAGCACCAAAAACATTTCAACTTAGTTTTGGTAAGATGGTTTCTCTCTTCAGACGAGAGATAAACATCTATTTTGAATTTTCATTGGATATAAAAAAGAAGTAAATCTCTCGGAGGCAGATCCATGACAGCACCATTAGTTGCCATCTTTTGCATGGTATCTTTCATGTTCTTGATTGTTGGTGGTATAGTTGGTTGGTTATGGAAAGAACATGTAGTTTTCTCCACTCCGCAACAAGTGTTCGCACACCCAGAAATGTTTGATAATCATGGGAATCTCATCCCTGACGAAATTTTAGCAGTACGATTTGAAAATAGCTATGACGACTACGACGAAGAAGACGACGAGTAGTAGAAAACCTGCCGCCGCAAAAAAAACCACTCCCACTAAAACTCCTACAGAAAAACCTGTAGTTGAAAAGATTCAACTGACGCCAACTTCTTATGTTCACGAGATTTTTGCGGCAGTAGTTGCAGAAAGAACTAAGGACAAGAAAATTGGTATTCTTCAACAATACAATGAGAATTTCCTTAAATCTTTGTTGATCTGGAACTTTGATCCCAGTATTCAGTCAGTTCTCCCTGAGGGCGAAGTTCCCATTCAAGAAAATGAGAACGCTGAGAAATCTCCATCTTCAAACATTCGCAAAGAGTGGAGTAAGTTCTATAACTTCGTGAAGGGTGGCAATGATGCGATGAATAGACTTCGTAAAGAAACGATGTTCATCAATATGCTTGAGTCTTTTCATCCTGGTGAGGCTGAAGTATTATGCCTTGTAAAGGACAAAAAGTTGCAAACTAAATATAATATCACCAAAGAACTTGTTTCTGAGGCGTATCCTGACATCCAATGGGGGAATCGTTCTTGATATGTCTTTGAATATTATTCATGCAGATTGTGATCCCTCGGCAGCCAAAAACCGAGATTTGCCAAGAAATTCATACTTGGTATCTTACGGAGTTGATGATGAGACTCAGTATGATGTAGTCCAAGCGGGATCGCAAATTGATATTTTTAATTATTATTGGGACAAATACAGAGATGTGAGAGGTATTAAATGGACAGAGGGAACAATCAATCCGAAAACTTGGGGTTATCAATCGAAGACGGACAGGAAAAAAAAGTAGTTTCTGGTGATATGAACATTGAGATGAATCTTGATGCTCTTAAAGAAGTGAAAAAACAATATAAGAAAATCAAAAGATACATGAGATCTTCTATTTACACAGTAGCCATGATGGACGGAAGGGAACAAATCGTAAGTCGTTTACTTAAGGACCAGGAGGATAATCCTGCATAAATGGGAAAACACTATCTTCTAAATCTCTTTGGATGCTCATTCGTTTTACTAAACGATGAGCATTATCTTATGGAACTTCTAGAACAAGCCGCAGCTGCAAGTGGTGCAACGGTATGTCAAACAATCTTTAAAAAGTTTGATCCACAAGGAGTTACCGTTTTATGTTTGTTATCCGAAAGTCACATAAGTATTCATACATGGCCTGAGGATGGTAAAGCTGCTTGTGATGTTTATACCTGTGGAGATTGTGATCCCAAGATAGGTTGTGATATGATTATTGAACAACTATATGCAACAAATCATACACTAAGTTATATTGAAAGATGAGTTTATTCGTACATGATGTAAAAAACTTTGTATCTGAGTCAGAAATTGCCCAGTTAAAAGATAAGGTTCATTCTCTTAAATCTGATTGGAAACCAATTTCCGAGTACGATAGGTATGAGGGTTATAGAAATTTTTTGCAGGACAAAGATAGAATACAACATGTGTTGGGAGATGCAATATATCTGATTCATACAAAGGGTCAAAATGGTAGAAGGGAAGAAATAAATTGGGAACTAAGAAATAAACTTGTTAATACATTTGATTGGTTGTACGACAGACTTTTTCAAAAAATAAAAGAAACCTTTAAAGTTGAAAAAGTTGAATTTGATAGGACTTTACCTGTGCCAGGATTTCATGTTTTTGGTGAACATGAAATAGAAAACGCACAGTATATTGTTCATCAAGATAGTGGAATTCTAGATTATTATCCAGACATAGATGAAAATAATATAAGATCTTTTGTTCTTCTTATTGAATCTCCAGAGACTCCTCCTTACTTGGATATTGTTTTGGATGATAAATCTGAGAAAGTTTATTATGAATATGGGACTCTACATTTTTGGCATGGAATGATTCCACATAGAATTGGCCCATTTTCACTAAAAAAAGGTGAACATAGAATTACTTTTCAAGGTCATTTTTATGTGGATCCTAACAGTGAAGTTGTTAAACTATATTTTTAATGTTATAATAAAATGCTAAATAATCCAATATGGAGATTGCACATGCTCTCTACACAATATCGTCTACGCTTGGAAGGTATTTGCAGCAAGATTGCCAAGCATGAAGAAGTGAGTTTGGAAGATATGATTTGGGCTGAAAAGCTTGGAAAAGCAAATCGTACTGCAGGTACAATGCTTCGACAAGCAAGAAGAACTGCTGAAAATCCCAACATGCAAGAAGGTGATATGGATGATTTTTTAAATCAACTTGACATTGGTGGAACTGGATTTGATCGTTTTGGTAAGCGTGGATTTGATAGTGTGGACGATATGGTTGATTGGTGGACAGAAGGTAGAGACAAACCCGATGACTGGAGGCAAAGAGACTAATGAAAACATTTAAACAGTTTATGGCAGAGCAAGATTTGAATGATCTTGCTTCTGATATATCAGCAACCGCTAAACGAAATAAACCAGCAGTATCAAAACCAGATTTTGGTAGTAGTCAAAGTGAACCAAAAGCACCAACAAATGTTGCTCCTGCTGTTGCATCTGCTGCTAATAGAGCAACTGGTGGATATGCTGGTGCAGCAGCAAATGTTGCAGCATCGACAGTTAGTGGTGGTGTAAAACAAGTTGCAAGAGGAGCACTTGGTCTGAATAAATCATGACTTACGAAGAGTTTATTCACAAAGGCACTGAGTTTTATATGGAAATGGTGCGTCTTGTTGACACTAAACTCAAATATCGTATGGAGTTTACTGGAGAAGAGAAAGAAATAAAAGATCATATTATGGAGTTTCAGCATCAAGTTAAAATCAATGAGTTAAGAGATAAGTTTGAAAAGTGCTTGGAGCAAGAATGAAACACGCACTTATTGTATCTTTATGTTTTCTGCCTCTTGTCATCATCTATGTTATAATGAAAGTATCTTTATGGTTGTCCTCTAGCGTATCAGAAGTCAATTATGTCCGAAAAGATGCAAAACGAGAACACGGACCCTATGTGGAGAACCCATATGGAGATACTGATGAAGAGGATGAGACAGACTGAGATCGCTGAGACAATAGATAAAGCTTTATTTGAGTGGTATTTTGAGAGAGGGAAGGAAGTACCTGATTGGAAAACACAAAAAGATCCACAATGGTGGATAGACTATCTTGCAGAGCTTGACAAAGAACAATAAATCTGATACAGTAAACCCATATAATAACCTTTATTATGGACTATAAACCCTATTCCCCAGAATGGAATCGTAAGAGATACCTTCGGGAAGCCCTTGAAACTTACTTCAATGACTATGTGGATATTGAAGTAATTTACGATGATCTCATGGATATTCTACATGAAAAATCCGAACAGGCTTATAGTGAATTTTCCAGGATTAATGAACTAGAATCAAGACTTAATAAATTTTAATTTTTTGTATCAGGAAATACACACAAAGTTGACTATATAGGATGAATAGGAGTATACTAGCCTCCTATCGTTCATCCTATGTCTAAAGCACTTTTGCTTTTAGCATGGGTTCCACTTCTTTCTATTTCTACGCCACAACCTCTTGTTTCAGATTATCACAATCGACAAGTAACAATAAGTTGTGACGCAGCGTGGGAACTAATGGACATCGTTAAAAACGACGATGTAGTAGACCAAAGAAGAGAAGACCGATTGCTTTTAGAACTCCGAAAGGATGTTGTAAAACTCAAGTGCTAAACTGAATAGGACGGAAGTAAGCCGACTCGGAACGGATCGTTCATCTATGGAAACTCTGTTATTAACTTGTTTTCAGGCAAATGTCTTGATTTCAAATGTTGGTTCCCAAAATCTTCCTTTGGAAGTCAAAAAAGAACTTGTACATCAAATCAAAGATGTTTCACCAAAAACTTGTAGATGGGATAACTTTCCATTAGACGCAAAAGCCGACTGAAGGAACGCTCTTTAACCTAAAAAACTAAGGAGAACCCTAATGTCTAAAGTCGTATATCGTGGTGTCGAATATGACACCAACGACCGCCCAACACAAACTTTCAAAAGAGAACCTCATGTAGAAATCTATCGCGGAGCAATGTTCTGGGTAGATGAAAACGGAAACAAATTCTCTATGGAAAAGTCGGGAGGTAAAAAATGAAGAAACTTAACTTCCTTCAACTCATTAAAGAACAAAAACAAAAAGAAGATCGTCGTCACCAAGCTAAAATTGTACATTTAGTTGGAACTAGATGATAGTCAGGAGGGTTTACACCCTCCTTTTTTTGTAGTAAAATGGTAAAAGACTATGAATAATCATGGACAAAGAAAGACTTAAATTGATTGTAAGAAATCTAGAGTCACTTGTAACTGCACTCAAATCAGAAATTTATTCTGATCCAGATTTCTATAAACAAACAAAAGAACATGCGAACCACATCTCGGATTATGATGAGGTGTTTGATGATGATGGATACCCTGACTGAGGAATTAAATGACTGTAAAACTGATTTCTATTACTCCCGATGCAGAAAAGACAATGGCGTATATTGCGCGAGTTTCTAATCCTGCGAATCAAGACAACGAAAACTATGCCAAGTTGCTTGCTTATTGTATTAAGCATAATCATTGGTCTGTTTTTGAACAGTCTTCTATGACTCTTGAGATTGAAAC